GGTACTATTTTCACTCTAGCTGGAAAATCCGATAATTGAACAAATGATTTGTCTGCATATTTCATTGCTGTAAATCCATTAGCAGTTTTGCCATTAGCAGTTTCTCCAACAAAAGCATTAAATAAATTAACACCAATACTATAACCATCCAAAAATGTTGGATTTCCATATGAGTCTGTAACAGGAATATTAAGGGCCAAATGGTTTAATTCAAAATCTACTGAATACCAAGAACTATCTTTGTTTAACTGATATCCATCAATTATTTGATTTCCTGGAAAATAAAAATCATTGCGGCCTCCAAATGTGGCTGATGGATTGGCAGTAAAGTTTGATGCTAATAATCTTCGCATATCAACAAAACTTAAATTATCCTTATACCAAGATGGTATAAATGCTATTGACCAATCTATTGCCTGAAATGGGACTGTTGTAAAATCTGCATCAGCAGTTGGTATATTTACAACAGCACCTAAAGGATCTGGATTAGTTAGGTTCTCTACAACTAAAACTAATCTCTGATAATATGATCCAGCAGGAAATGAGTTAATAACATTATTTACATAATCTGTTATAATATTAAGATCTAAAACACTAACAACTCCATCATCGTTAACATCAGCTTTAAGTATTTCTGGCAGTGTAATTAGTCCATTAATAACTTTTGTTTGATCAGCATTCAATGATAAATCATAACCATCAGGCAACCAAGAAGATACTCTTAACTGATCACTTGCATCAATTTTATTATTTGTAACAATATCACCATAAGAGTCTTTGATGAGAATAGCATCTGTTATTCTATATTTTAGGTTTTTAGAGGTGTTTGGTGTTAAAATAGAGCCAACTAAGTTATTGCCAAGTAAAGTACTAGATGGATTTAAAATATGAAATGTATTTCCAACAGCTTGACCAGGAAGAGTTACAGAACCTGTAATTGTAGCAGGATTGCCTCTTGGGTTATTATCCCTTGCCCTTCCTAAAACTATTGGAATTCCTGATACACCAATAGATGATATAAAATCAGCTTGATCCAACACTGATATGCTTGGAACAGAAGTTTTCCTAGAATAAACATCGTCTCCTGTTGTTGGATCTTCTTCTTGATCGCTAAATTCTTCTGCAACTTCTGTTATTATAAAATTGTCATTCAAATATGCTACAGTATAAAAAGTTTCTTTCTCAATCCAAGGAACTTCTATTCCAGAAGTATTCTTTTTTAATTTTGGAATTTGAATTCCAGTGCCATCTTGGTAGGCAATACCATCGTTAACTTTGATTTGTCCTGAATGAATTTCAAACCACATGTCTGAAGTTGTTACATTTGTCCAAGAAGACCCGTCAAATTCTATTAAGTATCCACTAGTATAAAGATTTTGTGCCTCATCAAAAAGAAGATCTCCAACACTCGTATCTCCAGATCTATTAATAGTTAAAGCATAATATGAATTTGCCGACAAAGGACTGTTAATAGGGTCAGAAATTAAATCATTGGTAAAAACAAAATCCACCTGTTGTCCATATTCATCTAAAACAACTCCTCTATCTGCCAAATCACTCATGTCTAAAGTCCCAAGAGTTATTGCCCCTGGACTAGGATCAAAATCTACTAAATTGTCAGAAACAATGGCTACTGGACAATCTAAAGAAGTTTGTAAAGGATGAAGAGATAATGTGACAGATCCAGACCAATTATATTGACTTCCAGCAGCCGCAGTAGCATCTTGCTTAACTGCCATGAGAATTGATATCTTCTGTATATTATTTGAAGTTAAATAAAATTTCTGACCAATTTTTTTCGTAGGATTGTTTTTTAAAATCTCTCTTTGGTCGAAAGGAGTTGTGTAAACATCCATATCTGTATATGATTTATCACTACCAATTGCTCCCTGAAGCATCGCAGAAAGTGTGGTGAAACTTGATACCCTTGAGAAATCACGAAAGAATAAGTCTGGTTGGAAATTTTGTGCAGCAATTATTGATTCACCTGAAATCTCCATTGAATCAATTTCTGATATTGTACAAAAACCTGTGGGGGATCCATAACCATCTGTTGACCTATGAGCATAATCTCTACTTCCATTAGCATTTCCAAAAGAATCATTGAAAATTATAGCTCTTATTGACTTATATCTCTTTGTTGTTACTTGAGAACCATCTTTTATAAACCAAAATCTATCATAAACTAAGTCTCCACCAAATTCATCCCCTATAATACAAATTTTGGCAATTCTTTTTACACCAGCCAAATTAAAATTATTTACAGTAACCACAAGATGATTTCCCTCAAGAGAATCTGTTGGTGATAATAAGTCATTACCAATATAAACATTTTGACCATCAAATGAATATCCATCCATAAGCAATTGCTGTGCCTGATTTAAATTATTAGTACTCAAAATTGTTCTAACAATTGCTTGATTTGGCACAATTCCACTTCCAAAAAAGTTGCCAACAATGGCAGCATCAGAAGACTTCCTATGTAATTGCTCTTGTTTTACATCATCAAGGTCAACTCTCATAGAATTATAAAAGTTAACCATTGCTGTATTTACGTCATATTGTATAGTACCCATTTTTAATCCTCATTAATGTTTAAGAATTTTTATAAATTCTTTTTATTTTTTATTCTTCTTCTTCGAATTCTACAAATGCCCTTGTGTGAGCGGGTTTTATTCTTTGTATTAAGTCAGGAACCAATGCTCTTGCTTTTGGGTCATTTTCCAAAAACTTAAAAGAATCTAGAACTTTAACTGTAAAATCAAATATTCCATATCCGGCATCTCGTGTTATTGCTATGTTTTCAACTTCTTCTTGAGTTGTTGTAAAATCTGCCAAATAAGTTGTTAGAGCATCAGTCACAACTGGATTCGCAGTATTTACATTACTTGTATAAAGAAAATCATATCCCAACAAACTTCCTGGACCAGTTCCACCAAGTAATCTGACACCTCTCGATGAATCAGAAAATCTTAGATTGTCTATTTTTGCCATGGCAGGAAATTGTTCAGTAAAGTCTGCACCAATATAAATTTTATTAAAGAAATCAGTTAAATTTATATCAGAAAGTAAATTTCTACTAACTGAAGTTCCTACTAAACCTTGGCCCCAAACTGTTGGCTGTCCATACATTACTAAACCATATAATAATCCAGTTCCATAACGAATTATCCCGCCCTCAACTCCGTCAACAAGCATTCTCAATGTATCTTGATTATCAGTGTTATTTAAATCCCAAGTAATGTGAATTCTATGCCAACTATTTTTCTTCCAAAAAACAGATGTTCTTATTTGAAATTCACTTCCTCCCGCAACAACTAATAAGTTAAGATTACTAAACTCATCTTTAATAATACTAAATCTATCACCAGTTGAATCTTCAGGAACATATGTTACTATTACATTCCTTAAGTTTGCTGGTAATGCTTGTTCAAGATTTATTAATACACCATTTGAATCTAAACTTCCCCCAATAAAATAATCTGTTGTTGACCCAATGGGAATTACAGATATTATGGAACGTGCGTTAAGTGGCAACATAATTTTTAATGGGGTAAAAGCCGCAACCTCAACAGATTCTTCTGTAGTAATATCAACATAATATCTATTTGTTGGATCATTATAAGTGTCCAATAATGGACTAACCCAAAATTCAATTGTGCCCTCATCATTACTAAATATCGATGTGTTATCTAAAATCAAAGCTTTCTTTGTATTAAAAACAGCAGATTGCCCAAATAATGTATTTATACTATTTTGACTATGAAAATATGAACCAGAATAACTGGAATAAAACGTTGCACTATTTTTTAACAAATCATCGAAATGAAATAATCCGGTCATCTGTGTTGTTGCACTATTTTTTTTCAATCTTTGAGCGTTAGTTGTTATAGTTCTTCCAGAACTTGGAAGAGTTTCATCTCTTCTAGTGTCAAGCATCATTTCATCAAAAATGATTAGTTCATCAATTGCGCCATTGAAAATATTAGATTTATCCATATCAGAACCAATCCATAATTTTTCTGGATTTCTATCCCATGGAAAAATTAAATAAGTGGGAGAATTAACCTCATACCATTTTTTTGTTAAATAATATGGTTGTCCAGCACTTCCGCTTATTTCTAATGTGATTAGTCCATTAGCAAATCCAGACTCACTATAATTTGTATTTAATACTTTCCAATTTATTGCGCTATAACTTACTGCTGCTGCTCCTATATTCAAAGTAATACTGCTAGAATCTTTCACCGCGCCTGAAGGATCTAAATCAACGTCTGTTATAGTATATGTTCCGGCTATTGCTGCTGGAGAAGTAATGTTTACAGTTTTATCAATATCTGACTCACTAAATCTTCCATAAGCATCTACTAGTTTAGAAGTGCCAATAGCCATTGTGCCAGTTATACCAGTTTGGTCAATAACAGAAAGTGTAACCGAAGCAAATTCCCCATTATTTTCTTCTCTTGTTATAGGTATATTTTCTCTAATCTCAATACTTCCGGCTGGCAATGCTTTATTTCTCGGCGTAAATGTTAAAAACATATCTGTAATAGTCTTCCAAAATTTTGATGTTGTTATTGTACTTAATAGAGTAAAATTAATAGTTTCTGTATTTACACCATCAACCGTTGTTCCGTTAATTTTAACACTATTAACCCCAGAAAAATCAAAATTTGTTCCTCTAATATTAATATCTAATTTTTTACCTAAAACATCATTGGATGGCTGGCCAAAAAATGGATTATAAGATTCCAATATTGTTGTACTTACGTTATAATCAAATCCACTGGCAAATGTATTATAACTATCATATCCATCTTGTATAGATAATCTGTCTAGTATAATTCCAGTTATGTTAATTTGAGAAACAGTAGAAGGTGGACTTGATAATATTTTTAACAAATTACTTGTCTTATTTCCCCAAACATACGTCTTCTCTTTAACTCTTTCTGTAGTAAGACCATAAGTGTAAAGGAATACATTTGTTCCACTAACACTAGCAGGTATTCCATTATAAACAACAACATTGTTTTGATAACCATCAAGAGTAAATTCATAATCAAACTGTGTTGTTGTTGGCGGTCTTAATTCGGTATCATTAGTAAATTCACCAACATATACTCCAGTTCTTTCAATATTTGGATCTATAGGAATGGCAGTAGTTATGGGATTTAAAGAATATTTTACATTATTTAATGAGGTGCTTAAGTTAAATGCTCCAACAGCCACTTCTGTAAGTCTAATTTGCAAATCACTATCAATCTGAGAAACTATAATATTTCTTGTTTGAGTCGCAATTCCATCTGCTGTAGAATCTATTATTAAAAATTTTGCCCCAACAAAAGTAGAAGTTGTAAATGTACCATTATTGTCTGTTACAATGTTTGACCCACTAACAGTATTTAATGTTGAACTGCCAGTTGTTGGCAGAGTAGTATTAGTAACTAAAAATTGAGCGGGATCATTTGTAGTAGTAACCGTACCTGGTACTGCTATATACCCACCATATTTGTATGTATTTCTAGTTTCTCTTCCATCAATGAATAAATGGAACTCATCTCTTTCCTCAACAGTACCTATTTTCCATGAGCAAGCAACATGATGAACAGAACCTCTTTCCCAATCAGAAACATCCCCAGACAATTGTCTAAATCTACCATCTTTGTCAAAAGTTGTAAATTTAAGTGTTCCATGACTATCTTTATAAAGACTCAATCTGTGTTTTCCTGCCTCTACTCCAGTGTCAAAAATATAATGATATTTTCCTGATAAGAAATCAATACCATCATAACCAACATTTCCATATCCAGAATAAGAATCATAGGTCATATTTAAAAAGTCATAACCGTCAACAATAAAATCGAAAATAATAGAATCTTCTCCAGAAGTAAGAAAATCATTCGCTTCATTTATTGGAGCAAATAACCCAGGACTATATCCATCATATCCATCTTTTGTGGTTGCCTCCATAACATTATGAAACTCTCCAGAAGTAGTAATGGTTCCCTCAAATCTTCTCTCTTCGACAATAGGCGCACGAGCTCTCATACGCCATCTCTCAGCAAGAGAGTCAAACCAAATAAAATAACCAGTCTCAGTACTAAAGTTAAATGGAAGACCATAATTTAATAAAGACTCTTTATTTAAAGTAAAAGGCATTGATGTTGGGTTATTTGCGGCAGAACCGATAAATATTTTATTTAAATTATTATACCCATCAAATGAAATATTAAATGTTATATCAGCATCAGATTCAAACCCTTTCCATTCTGGTTTAACAAAACATTCTAACGTTCCCTCATTAAATCTCATATTTTTTGCCGTTTGTATTTCTAGACTATCACCTTCTGAACTAAAAAGTAAACCGTTTCCAAATTTACCGGGAGAATATGATAAATCCCCGTAAGATTTTGCGGGCAATGGACTCAAATGATCTCTTCCCAGAATCCATTCCTGAAAAACAGATTCTGTTATAATGGGATCGACTTTTGTAAATTCATTTACCAATTGTTTAATTGCTGGTATTGTAGGCCCCTTAGCATAAGACTGAAGAACCCCATTAACACCACTTCTATAAACTTCCCTGTCTAAATCATAAGGAACATTTAATAATTCTTCAACAGCAGTTGACGCCCCAAAATTATCTCTTAAAGAATTTCTTAAAGCACCATATCTATATGTAACATAATATGTTTCTCCAGATTCTAGCGCATCAGATATTCCCCAATCTAAAGCATTGTTGCCATACTCATATGTAATTAAAATCTCATCAAAAAGATATGTGTAATCTATATAAATATCCCCAGGAGTATAATCTACTATAATATTTGCTCCATTTTTAAGAAGAACAGAATATTTTAATTCTAGTCTTGATCCAATAGCGGCGGCAGCAGCTGTTGGTAAATAAATTCTATTATTTATATTATCAACCAAAGCATCTGTTCCCAATTTAAAAAAGTCTGTTCCAAAAATATCTGTTCCAGAAAATAATGAAGTATCAGTGCTCAATTTTATAAAAGAAGTTAATAAAGAAATTCTTTCAGCATCTACATATGGGGCTCCAGCATCACTTTCTACTAAAATACCAAGATTGTTGGGGCCACTGTCTTCTATGAAAACACCACCAGCCGCTAAAGTAATTGTATTATCTGAAAAAGTAGCATTATTGAAAAAATCTATTGGAGTAGCATTTGTTCCGACATCTGTTACTTGATAAATATGTCTTAATGAATGTATATCATAAACAGTGTCAATTGTTGTTGTTGTCCCATCAACAACTACCAACGGGCTTCCATAGGAGTCAACTTTTTCGCCAACTTCTTCTAGTGTTGTAAAACTAACATTAGTATCAGTTATGGCTCCTACCGTAAAATTTAAAACATTGGAACTTCTTATATCTTTACTACGATAAACATTATTCACAAATAAAATATGATCTTGTTTTGTTTTTATCTTGCCATATTTATAATTGGCAAAACCAATTGATGTTGATGCACCACTGGCAACTGCCACATAAACTATTCCAGATCTATAATTTACTATATAATCACCAACAACAGAAAGAGTTTGTAAATTTACAGTTTCGGTATTAGAAGAATTATAAAATAATTCCCTAGAAAATATACTTGAATCGGTGAAGTTTAATGATGAATTAAAAAATGCTCCCACATAATCTTCTGTAGCAGAACCTATTAGAGCCTGACTTAATTCTACCTTAAAAGCATTAAATGATTTTCCAGTCGGAGAAAGAGTAGATTTAATAATCATTTGATCTTGTACAACTTGTTCGAAAGAAACTCTTTCTCTGCCGATTTCAACAGTCTTTGGCTCATTAACACTAGAAAAATAAACTTCTCTGCCATCAATTCTAGTTACTGGATAAATTTCACCTGTAGTTTCATTGAAAATTCTAAATACTTCAGTTATAGGATCGTTTATTGTTCTTAGTCCAATTGTATTAATGAGATTATTATTTATTCTTTCGTCTGTTATTTCAACATGAGACTTAAATGTAAAATCCTGATTTTCAGAAAATGTATCCTCATAATTAAATTCAATTGTGGCCTCTGATGATATTAAATCTCTTACCGAAGAGGCAGCAATATCATTATTAACAATATCAAAATTATAATCTAAACCATTCTGATATATTTTCTTATATAAATAAGAAGCTACTGGAGGACTGGAAGTAGAGCCGTCTAAGCCAGTTCCATCTGAGCCGTAAATATAAACTCTTCCTGTAGAATAATCTACAGCATATTCTCCCGTAGCACTAGGAAGATTAGATAAACTAAAAGCTATTTCTCTAACAAATGCTGGATGATCTAAAGTTGAATCATAATTTTGAGAAGGGTCCAGCCAAGTTACTCCATCAGATGTTTCTAAAACACCATTTGAATCTACAATTGGAGCATTTGCTAGAAAAAATGTATTAGAAATAGAAGGAGCTACTTCTCTAGTAGCATTTTCAACATTAAAGATTTCTACAGTATCTTCTTCAACAACTCTACCTCTGTTTTTATATTTATAAGTTACTTTAATTATATCATTTCCCTGAGGAAATGGAAATAATCCACCAACACCCTCATTGTTTAATTGAATCTCATTTGATTCTAGATTCGATAAACTATAAGCATTAGTTGAATCATATTTTGATTCTAATATTCCATATCTATATGTGTCAATATCATATGTATAATCTGTCGCTCCCCTTGTTAGTATAATAGAAGATATGCTAATTATTGGGCCATTTGCCACAGTAAGCAATATTCCCTCAAACTTATTTGAAGCGTTCGTTGTATTAGAGATTTCTTCTGATGTGACTTCAACCTGCTGTAACGAAATTGGATCGGATGGAAATTCTGAAAAAATAATAGTATTTGTTAAATCAGCACCAGTTATTTCTTTACCAACTCTTGTTATTTGGAAAACTCCCTCATTTACGAATCTATCTGATGGACCATTTCCTCTAATTAGTTCTTCATCAGTAACGCCAATTGAAACATAATTTGAGCTTTTTACTTCTCCGACAGATTGTTTTGCTGTTAAAATCTCTCCAGCAAAAGAATCAATTAAGTCAGATAAAACTGTGTCATCGACATCGTAAACTCCAGGAAGTCCATTAAAAATTTGATCTCTTACCTCATTATCTTCTTTTACTCCAACATAATAAACAACATTGGCAAAGCCATCTTCAATTAAGAATGATTGAGTTCTAGCATCTTGGAATGATTGTGTAGTTGTAGAAACAAAAGTTAACTTATATAAGGCTGAACCAACCATTGGTTGAGTTCTAATAACTAAATTTGCAGAAGTTATTGTCACAGACTTTATTGTTAGATTGCTGGTTGTTGTTCCCTCAACAGTAACATTAGAAATTCCAATATTTGGATCAAGACTTGATGAAAATGAAACATTTATTGTTGTACTATTTGGTACTGTTAGATTTAGAATCCTTAAAACTGCCATTTAATATTCCCTCTATCTTGTTTCTGTAGTAACTGTAACTGTTCCTGCTGCCAAATACTCATTGCTCTCGGCAACAATACTTAACTTAGAACCTGTCACATTTGCTTTATTGAATTTTATAATTCTTATCCTGTCTAATCCATCAACATTATAAGCACCATCTACAATATCTGAAGAATCTAGTGTAGTTCCCAAAGAAGTTGCATTTAATGTTGATGCAATATTATTAGCAACATTTTGCTTAACTGTTTCAGAAAGTGTAGAATAACTTGAAGAAACAATTATATATGCTGTTACTTCAAGTTCAATCTTGGTTGCTGCCTTTACTAAAACATCTGATGTTATTGGCCTAATTTCTTCAATCTCATTTGTTCCGTCAACTAATACTTTATTATAATTGTAAACAATAGTAATTCTTTCTCCTGTCTTGGGAGCAGTATAATTATAATCGGTCAAATAAATATCATTTTGGTCTGGTTGATTGAAAGTTTTTACTACTATATTTCCAGTAACAACTCCTGAAGAAGAAAAACCTGAGACTCTATCTATCCCAGATATATATCCAAAAACTTTATCAGTTATTTTTACTCCATCCTTGGAAAAAAATAATTCTTCTACATCATTTATTTTCGAATAATAAAATTTAACATACATTTTGGTCCCAACCGCAAAACTAGTAGAAGACTGAAAACTAGAAAGTCTCATCTGAGATCTAGAAAGAGTAGAATCAATTGCTGCTTCTGCTTTATCCCAATTGTTAGAAAGCAATGCATAATTTTTTAAATTATAACTGGCCAAAGTTGCAGTTATATCTCCAGCAGAGTTTACTGTTACTTTATCTAGTTGAACCACTCTACTTATTGATATACTTGAAGGTATTGCCGCAGTGTTAATAAGACTTTCTTCTTCTCTAATTAAAGAAGCAAAATCAATTGTATCTTTTGACGTAACCGTAAAAACACCCTCAACCTTATTTATCGTAGTTCCGGCAACACTCAATATGCCATTTCCACCAATATTTGAAGCCGTAATGTCTAATCTTGTTGGCGAACGTCTAACATTTTTAGTAATTGTGGTTCCAGTAAAATTATTTTGAAATGGTTGATATCCATCAGCAATACTATTAAAACCATTTTGACCATCTCCAATAGAAGGAAGTTGTGTTATATTTCTCTGAGGAATTATGGTATCAAAATTGGCAACATAATTTATTAAAACAGGTGTTCCTGCCGCTAATGTTTTTGTTGGAAGTGTAATTTTATTATTATTTATTCTTCCAGAAGAATCATAACCGTCAATATTCATATAGTCAACAAGATTATAAGTAATAGTCGTACTATCATTAGTTTGAGCAATTGTGTCAGAAGGTAACGTTATTTGAGTATTTGAAAATACTCCGTCAGCACTTGGAGTATTATATACTTCAGGAATTCCTGCTATTGTGCTATCTCTAACTTCCCAAATATTTGATACTGAGTTGCTAACAGTTAATTTCTTATTTGAATCAACTACAGCGATTTCAGATACAAAAGTATTAACTGACAAAACTCTACTCATATTAAATTGAGTTAATACATATCTGGAACCATTTGTCTCAACAGCAACTGTTCCAAGCTCTTCTCTTATGTAATTTGAAAAGCCCCATTCAACAGAATCTACGCTAGTATTTAATCTGTCTTTTGTTGGATCAATTCCATCAAAATCAACATAGGAATCATAAGAATGAACCCAAATATAATCAACCTGAAGGATATCACTACTCTTGGGTAACGTATTACCACTAATTTTTACCCTTCCAGAAGTATTTAAAGCGCCAGTTGAACCGTCAGGATTTTGATCAGATACTGTGTATCTTTCACCAGTTGTAACGTTAAATATTCTAGTAGTTGTTCTAACTGGAGTATGTTCTAAAACTACATAAGCGTTGTTTGAAGAAATCGAAGAATTCTCGTCTGTTATAATAATATCTTGCTGAATAGAAGGTATTTTCTCTACATCAGTAAAAGCAAGTGGATCTACACTATTAAATAAAGATTTTGTTCTACTCTCATCTTCTAACTCTATGGCATTAGAGATCCAAGAAAACTTATCCAATCCAAATGGACTTCCACCAGCAGATCCGGTATCTTTTGTTAATTTATAATTCCCCTTTGTTACTCCAGCAGAATTTACATATTCTTCTATAAAATTTGTACCAGATGAACTTCCTCTGACAGAAGATAGTGAGGCAATTGGTTGATTTGGAACATTTCCATCGGCACTTAGCGCATTCACTCTTCTTGTATTAATAGTAAGACTTGTGCTGGGTGTTAGCGAGGATTGTCCCATAATAAAATTATTTTCAGAATTTGTAGGATCATTTAAGCCACTTTGGTCTCTGTAAATATATGAGTCTGTCCCAGGTTGAGGATTTTCTCCCATAACATAAATGTCAACTCTTCCACCAGAACCAGGCTCAGTGACTATCGCATTTCCATCAGAATCTACACCAACATCTGTCCCATCTCTAGTCATTAAAGGATCACCAGGTTCTATTACTAAAGCGTCAACAATTTCAGAAATATTAAGAATCATACTTCTATATGCAAGTGCTGTTCCAGTATTTCCACCAATAAAAGAAGAAAGTACTCTTGACCTAAAAGCAGAATCTGATTCTAAATCAGACCCACCAGTAAATGAAGAAATATTTGTAATTCCATTAACATTTGGTATGTTATGAGAAATTAATTGATATGAGGAAATATTTCCAAAAGAACCTATGTTTTGAGACTGAAATGTTACCTCGATTGCAAATTGATCTGATATCCCTGCCAATTGTAATTCTGTGGCAAATCTATTTGCCGTTGATCGTAAAGAATTAGAATCGGTTGTCTTTATTGATGTTGTTGCGGTAGTCAAAAAGCTATCTGCTCCTCTGGTTCTACCAACACTCGCCACGGCAATTGTCACATCAGTATCAAGTGTTCTGAAAGTTAAAAGTCCAGTTCCTGTACTTTTTGATCCAGTTCTTCTCGATAATCCAAAATTAGTTCCAATATTCGTTAAGTCATCACCGGTTACATTAAATATTGATTGTAAGTCAGCAACATTCTTCAACTCATCATAAACTTCCGCAACCTGTGAAGCTACGGAATCAACTATATCTCTAGTTACGGAACCTGGTTTTGTATCAAGATTGGGCTGAGATAGTCTCAATTTTGAAATTATATTTAAAACCACGTCGTTAAAACTTCTAAATGTTACCATTATAATGTCCTCAATGTGAAAGATTCTTCAACTGTTGTCAGTTTTCTTGTTAATATAGAAACAGTTATTTCCCACTGTCTAGGGTCTTGCTCACTTCTAGTCACAGCAATCTCTAAAATTGATGCGATTTGTTCTCCTGGAGAAACGTATTGGCCTTTGCCTTGTTCGTTCTGTAAAGCGATTAAGTTAGTTAATGTATTTTGTAAAGCTCTAGTTGCCTCTATTTCGGTATGAGAAGCATCTAAGACTTGTCCAATTGTTCTGGCACTTATGGTACTTCCTATCCACCTATGAAAAGGATTCGAACCTATTGGAGTAATTACAGATTTAATAATGTCTTGAGTTAATTTTTCATTATCAAATACCGTTTTTAAAGTTCCGTCACTATTTATACTTAAATCATTATTAGTAATTTTTAAATCAAATGACATTATGAAGTAGCCTCCTTGACCAGATCACTAACTCTCTGTTCACTATATATGTTTTTATTTATAATTTTTGACTTAGAAGATGAATTTTTCTTATCAGTTTTTTTAGTTCTTTTGCTTTTGTTGCCAATTGCTCCTATTTCTAAATTAAGTAAATTATATACATCATCTAAAGCTTTTTCAAGTTTTGTAAGAGACACGCCTACTGTCACACCAGAAGAAAAAACATCCTCAAAAATTTCTTCTTCCATCATATCTGTTTTAACATAGTCATCTAATAAGCCAATTAAGTATTTCTTTTCAACAACAAACATTGCTATAATAATGCACACAATATCACAAATAGATATTCCTAAAAATTCTCCTGTCATAAGTTCTAACTGATATCTTATTTTGTCTGCCTCTACTTCCGCCTCTTTAATTTCTTTTTGTACTTTTGCTAATTCTTTTTTATAAAATGCTAAATCGGCACTTAATATAGAAACAAATGGCGAGGTCAAAGCATTAGCTGAAATGTTATTATTTATAACCGTATTAGTTCCTTTTTTCTTGGTAGTTTGAGAATTATCAGTAGGAAGCAGAGATAAAACACCTTCTCTTTCGGCAATTGCCTGTCTTATCTTAAGTAATCTAGCACCTAGTTCAGTTCCTGCCTGAGCCTTTACTGTTGGGCTCTTAAAAGACCTTTTACCAAGAGGATCGCTCTTAGACAATCCAGAAACTGGAGCAAATTTAATTATTCCTTTCTTTATTATAGAATCTTTTCTAGCATTTAAGTTAACCCATTTTTTGGCAAGCTGTCTCAAAGATAATGTTAATTTTGACAATATAAAAGCCTCAAGCAATGTACCAGAATCTGGCAAACTTACCCCATCTGCTTTTAAACTACTTTTAACAGTTTCATAGTATTCACTCTCATCAAGTCCTTCATTAACCGACCTTATTCTTATAACTGACTCAATAAATGGTCTTTTTAATGTAGTTTGAGAATCTATTTTTTGTAAATCGGGATGTAACACAAAGGGTTTAGAAAGCATATTTCTTTTAGGATATATGTCCCACAATGGTTGTCCTGCAGCATGTGCTGGTCCCGCCATTGTTATAAATGGAATAATTTTCTTATATCTATTTCTGTCTTTTGTGGTACTTGGACTTGCAAGAGCACTTGTAGATTTTTTATCAAAATATGTCAATGCCATAGGTTCATAAAATGCTTCAACCATACGATTGTTAAAAATTTCCGTTCCAATTGCTGCTTCATTAAGCAAAAGTGCTCCCTCTCTATTTAATAATTCGATATTTAATTTGGTGTTTGCTCCTTTTTCATCTAAAACAGTTAGTTGACTTACCTCTTTCGAATCAGAAACAGAAATTTTTCCAGTGATTAATGGATGTTCAGATTTATCAAAATGGGTAACATATCCTGGAGTTAAATGATTTACGTTTGAAAGTTCATCACTTAATTTTTTTCCATTTTTGTTTTTTAAAGTAACAAACATGGGAAATCCCATAAGTCTATAAAAGGCATTGAGCCTTGACTCATTGGGAACTTGTGTTGGAGTTCCCGTTGAGTCAGACTTGCCAACAGTATAAGATCTTACACTGTCAATTTCTTTTAACAATTGCTTTGCAAAAGTTATAACATCGAATTTTAATTTTGAACTAAAAGCATCAGGCATTTGCTCCATCTCCTAGTGGCTCGGTAGAATCATCACCAACATGATCTTTAATTTCAACAAATGTTACGTCAACATATCTTGTTTTTAAAGACGTGCCGTCAAACTCATTTAATAAGTTTCCGCCAACTTTTGCTGATACTTTAGCCAAACCTTTCGATTTACTTGTTAAGTTTGCCGAGAAAATTCCCGTAGGATCTCCATCAGTATTTTTTTCCTCAGTAACTGTTCCAACTGTTCCAATTGTTGAGAAAATTTCAACTTTAATTGTACCAGAAGGTAATCCACTACCCAATATTCCACCATATCTGTCTAAAGGTGTTACTGTAACCTTAACATCATTGCTAAGAGTTTGTGTGGTTGGAACAGCAGTGAATAATGATTCTTCCAAATCAGTAATATTTGGATATACATTTTTCGCCAATGTCTTCATATCATTATTAAGTCCAGTTAAAGCATTTGTAATACAAGTACTTGCTGTTGCTACTTTTGTACTTATTCCATCAGGATCTGCTATTACATCAGTATCTGTAATATTTTCTAATGAAGATGTACAAGCATTTAAAGTACTTAGGGCTCCCGCAATATCTGGTAATGTCGGTGTTGGGGGCGCAGGATATCTAGCATTTGTAATTGCTTTTACTGCTCTAACTGCAGGATGACAACTTGCTCCAATTTGATTATGTTTAATTAACATGGTATGATTAAAATCTAATTTGAATGATCCATTTGTAATATCAGTTGGAGCAGAATTTAATTTATACCAAACAAGATTTTTAGTTGAAGGATTCAAGGAAGTGCTTGCTGTCCAAGCACTTGTTGTTGTTCCATCAAGTACTACATTATTAGCATCATAAACACTTATTATCTTCC